ACATTAGTTAATTCGTTACGTGAATTACCTGAATTTAAAGATTATGAAACTAGAACTGAACGTTCTAAGTATCTACGTGATTTAGGTATTCCCTTAAATACTGATTCAACATTAAAAGGTCAAACTATATTTTTAGCTGAACGATGTAGTGAATTATTACAAAATAATATTATTACTGATAGAACAGTAATTGATGTTATGGCGTTTACTTCACAATCTAAATCAATCAACTATAAAGACAAACAAGACTTTATTAATTTAGCAATTAATCTTATATCAGAATATGATCATATATTTTATGTTGATCCTGTAGGTGTTGAAATTGAAGATAATGGTGTTAGAGAAATTGATTCTAAATATAGAGATGAAATTAATTATATGATTAATTTTTATTTAACTCGTTATAATCCCAGAATTAAAAATCTAGTAAGATTACATGGTAGTAATGAAGAACGTATAGAAATAGTTAAAAATACATTGTTTAGTTAGCATTTACTATATTTATAATAAAACATTAATATAAATCCTATGGGAAAACAACTTAACCTACTTAGAAAGCTTATCAAAGAAGAGCTGGAAATTGCTCTATCAGAAGAAACTACAGATAAACCAGCTTTAAATGGTGCTGATTATGACCAACTAGAAGAATCAGAAGAGTTAAACGAAGCAGCAATGGATGCTATTGTTGACTATCTAATTGATGAAGATTTATCCGAAGAAGAAGAAATTGATGAGGCTAGAGGACGTACTAAAGGTACTGGTAAAGTATTTACCCTTAAAGGTGGTAAAGATGTAGAGGATGTAAAAAAATTCCTTACAAAAATCCAAACATTAATTTCTAAGAAAGGTGGTAGAGGAAGAAAACCACTTAACTTTACAGATGAAGATATTGAATCATTTTCAGAATTACTTACTCGTCCTGAAGGATTTGGTCGTCAAGATATTCTAGATACTGTTTCATTTTATAAAGGTAAGCCATTCCAAGCTGCTCAAAAGATGATGGATGTATTAGGTGATAAGAAATTAACTAGTAAAGTTGATGTAAAAGGAAATCCAATTGAAATTGGTAAAGGATACATCGAAACTATTGAAGGTGAAGAAAAACCTAAAGATAAAAAGGAAAAAGAAGTAGTTAATACTGATACTGAAGAAGTTGATGTTGATGAATTCGAAGATGCTGCTGATGGAGAAATTGATGATATCGATGATATCGATGATTCGGAAGTAGAAATTGACGATGAAATTGAAGGTGGTGGAGAATTAGTTCAACTACGTAAAGAAAAAGATCGAATTTTAGCTAAATACAAATCAGGTGAAATTTCAATTGATGAATATAAAGAGGAAATTGGTGATATACCTGCTAAAATTAAAAAATTAGAAAAGGAAATGGCTGATGATTTATCTGTTGATGGAGAAGATGATATGCTTAACGAAGATCTAGTTCATATGTTCCAAAAACGTGCAGGTTTGTTGAATGGATAAAATAAAACAACATTATCAATTAGTTTTAATTTTAATATTATTAGTTGCTTTTGCTGTTAGTGTTGTAACACGTCCTGATAATAATGAAGTAAATAAGTACGTTTTAGAAACTAAAATAGATAGTTTAAACAACGTAATTACAAAGAATCAAAAAATGAGAGAAGAGTACGAGCTTAGCATCACTCTTCTCTCTGATTCTATTTCTGAATTAAATGAACAAATATCAAATAATAATGATAAGTTATCTAGCCTCCAAAATCAATACGCTCAAGCGATGGATGATATCTCTAAGTTTAATACTAGCGACATTACCGAGTTTTTCGCAAACCGATACAACTAGTATTGATACAATAGTTTGTCTCCCCAAATCCTATCTTATTAAAGCCATCCAGGACATTAAATTTGGTGATTTTGCTAAAGCTGAATTGGAAATAGTAAGTGATAATTATACTATAGCTCAACGTCAATTAGCACTTAAAGATAGTATTATACACAAATATGAACGTAAAGAAGCAATTTGTATTGCTGATATAGGTAACTTAAGTCAAATATTAGATCATAAAGATGAACTAATAACCATCGAAGAAAAACGTGCTCGTAAGTATAAACGACAAAAGAATGGAATTATTGTTGGTGGAGTTACAGTAGCTGTTGGGTTAGGAGTAGGAGTTATTTTCATGGCCGTACAATGAGCCAAGACATAAAACAAATAATACAGCAAGAATATGTAAAGTGTGCTACTGACCCTGTATACTTCGCTAAAAAATATGTCTATATAACACACCCAAAACGAGGTAGAATCCAATTTGCCTTATACCCATTCCAAGAGGATGTATTGAAGTTATTCTTAAAAGAAGATTACCATCTAATACTTAAATCTCGTCAGTTAGGTATATCAACATTAGTTGCCTTATATAGTTTATGGGTTATGATATTTAATAAGGATAAAAATATCCTTGTTTTATGTACCAAAACAGATACGGCAAAAAATATGGTTACTAAGGTAAAATTCATGCATGATAATTTACCTTCATGGCTCCGTACAGGTAAACCTGATGAAAATAATAAATTAACATTCAAACTTAAGAATGGTTCTCAAATTAAAGCAGTATCAGCAGCTAGTGACTCAGGACGAAGTGAAGCCGTTTCATTATTAATTATGGATGAAGCTGCCTTTATTCCTAGTGCTGAGGAAATTTGGGGTAGTGCTCAACAAACATTGGCTACTGGTGGTGGTTGTATAGCTTTATCAACCCCACATGGCACAGGTAATTGGTTTCATAAACAATGGAGTAAAGCTGAATTATCCGAAAACAAATTTTTACCTATTAAATTACCATGGAATGTTCATCCTGAAAGGGATGAAGCATGGAGACTTGAGCAAAATGAGTTATTAGGCCCTAAAATGGCAGCACAAGAGTGTGACTGTGATTTTGCAACTTCTGGAGATGGGGTATTTGATAGTCAAATATTAGATTATTATGACCAAACATATGTTAAAGAACCTATAGAAAAACGAGGAATAGATAATAATCTTTGGATTTGGGAACAACCAGATTATTCTAAAAACTATATGATTCATGCTGATGTTGCTCGTGGTGATGGTAAAGATTATAGTGCTTTTCATATTATGGATATTGAAGAAGCTAAACAGGTAGCTGAATTTCATGGTAAAATATCAACTAAAGATTTTGGTAACACATTAGTATCAATGGCAACCGAATATAATGATGCTTTATTAGTAATTGAAAACGCTAATATAGGATGGGCAGTAATACAGGTGGCTATTGATAGAGAATACCGTAACTTATATTATTCACCAAAATCAGATATTAATATTGTTGATGCATATTCAAATAAGAATATGAATAGTATGAATAATATGACACCCGGTTTTACTACATCAATGAAAACACGTCCTATGATTATACAAAAATTAGAAGCGTATACTCGTGAACGTTCAATCATTATTCAATCTAAACGTTCTATTGATGAAATGAGAACATTTATTTGGAAAAATAATAAAGCCGAAGCCCAATCAGGATATAATGATGATTTAGTAATGAGTTTAGGAATAGGTTTATATGTTAGGGACACAGCATTGCGCTTACAACAATCAGGAATTGATTTAACAAAAGCAAGCATTAATAATATATCTAAACATAATTATTCAGGTCTTTATTCAAATAATGGAAATGCAAAAAACCAATGGGACTGGAATGTAGGTAATGGTAATAACAGTGATAATGAAGGCCTTACGTGGCTGTTGTAATATTTATAAATATATTAATATAATTTCAAAATGGCAGATACTAGATTGTTTTCTAGATTAAAAAGAATGTTTTCTACTGACGTAGTAATTAGAAACGTTGGTGGAAATCAAATTAAAGTTGTTGATAGTGATCATATACAATCCCATCCTGATATTGCTACTAATTCGTTAACAGATAGATATACTAGATTATATCGTCCTAATTACGCTTCTGTAGCAAATCCATTATTAAATTATCAAACATTACGTATTCAACTTTATTCTGATTATGAAGTAATGGACACAGATGCTATTGTAGCATCATCACTTGATATAGTAGCAGATGAATCAACATTAAAAAATGAACAAGGAGAAGTATTACATATTAAATCTCCTGATGAAAACTTACAAAAAATACTATATAACTTATTCTATGACGTATTAAATATTGAATTTAATTTATGGTCTTGGATTCGTAATATGGCTAAGTATGGTGATTTTTATCTTAAGATGGATATCGCCGAAAAATATGGTGTATACAATGTTAAACCATTCTCAGCATATGATATTATTAGGGAAGAAGGACAAGATCCTCAAAACCCATCATATGTACGATTCAAATATGCTCCGGGTTCATTAGGACAATATAATTATACTGAACCTGCAGAGCAAATATTTGAAAACTATGAGATGGCTCATTTCCGTTTACTAGCGGATTATAATTATCTCCCTTACGGACGTTCATATCTTGAACCAGGACGTAAAACATATAAGCAAATGATATTAATGGAGGATGCAGCTTTAGTTCATAGAATTATGCGTGCTCCTGAAAAACGAATATATTACATCAATGTTGGAAATATCCCACCAAATGAAGTAGAAGCGTTTATGCAGAAAACCATTAATAAAATGCAAAAAACTCCTTATGTTGACCAAGAAACAGGTGAATATAATCTAAAATTTAATATGCAAAACATGACTGAGGATTTTTACATCCCAGTTAGAGGTAATGATACATCAACTAAAATAGATACTACTCCTGGTTTATCATATGATGGAATGGAAGATGTTGCTTATTTAAGAGATAAATTATTTGCCGCTTTAAAAGTACCTAAAGCGTTTTTAGGATATGATGAAAATTTAGAAGGTAAATCTACACTAGCCGCTCAGGATATTAGATTTGCTCGTACAATTGAACGTATTCAACGTATTGTTCTTAGTGAATTAACAAAAATAGCATTAATTCACTTATATGCTCAAGGATATAAAGATAGTTCATTAACTAATTTTGAATTAAATTTAACTACTCCATCCATTATATACGAACAAGAAAAAATAGCACTGTTGAAAGAAAAAACAGATCTTGCAACCCAATTAATGGATAATAAAGTAGTTTCTAGTGATTGGGTATTTGAAAACTTGTTCCACTTTAGTGAGGATGAATATAATGGTTATCGATCACAAATGATTGAAGATGCTAAGCGCAAATTTAGAATAGGCCAAATTGAAAACGAAGGCAATGATCCTGTAGATTCAGGAGAAAGTTTTGGTACTCCACACGATTTAGCATCGTTATATGGAAAAGGACGTTATGATGGTGTACCTGCAGGGTATGATGAAGACAAAAAGGAACCTGTAGGACGACCGGAAGAAAAAGTATCGAATCGAAATACACAAGATGATAATTTCGGTAAAGATAGATTAGGTAGTAAGGGAATGAAGGATGTGGGGCTAGATACTAAAATTAAACAAGATTTTAAAGGAGGTTCACCTTTAGCTTTAGAAACAACCACTGGTAAAGTTTACAGTAGTATGAAAAATATGTTTAATAAAAAAGAAGTTATATTTGAACAGAAGGAAATAAAAAAACCTTCGTTATTAGATGAGAAGAATCTTAAGAATATAGATTAAACATATATTTATAAACGGATTACCATATAACGATGAAAATTAAACATTCGAAATTTAAAAACACAGGACTAATCTTTGAATTATTAGTTAGAAAACTAACTTCAGACACTCTGTCTCAAAAGAATTCACCTGCTATAAAAATCATCAAAGAATTTTATACTAAGACTGAATTATCTAAAGAATATAAAATTTATCAAAGTTTACTTAATGGGAAAACTGATAATAGTGATAAAATTTATTCTATTATTGACTCAGTTTTAAATGAAAGTAAAAAACTTAACCGAAGTACATTACGTAGGGAAAAATATAATTTGATTAAGGAAATAAAAACACACTATAATTTAGATGATTTCTTTAA